TACTGCGCCTGTCAATGGGCCAGTAAAGCCGACAGTAGCCGTTACATTCGTTCCTGTGATTGCTTGGGCAGATGAACCACCGATAACAGCACCATTGATAGTACCGCCAGTAATCGTTGCAGAAGACGATGTGATATTTCCATTGATACCACCAGAAGCAGTAATTGCACCTGTCATGGTAGATGTGCCAGTCACATACAAGTTACCACCAACAGTTACATTATCGCCAGCAGAACCATCTTGAAAGTTCTTCAACTGAGCCATCAATTGACGAATGGCATTGTTGACCAAACTCGGGGCCATACCCTCCGCTAGGTTAATACTGTTAATGTCAGTATTGTTCCCTGCGGTACTGCTGTATTCTGAAATCTTGGTCTTTGCCATGTTAATCCTTATTGCAAAAGTGAACGCAATGCTGCTGTAAACGGCTCTGCTACTGGTGTTAATTGTGAACCAATAAGACCACTTGTTGATGATTGAACTTGTTGCTCTCGCTTCATTTTTTCCATTGCATTACGCAATAAACGAATCTCATCACCACTTGTTGCTCTGCTCATTAAGATTTTACCTATCTCATTACGAACAGGCTCTGGAACTCCAGTTCTTGTCATGCTTCCAGACAACATATTGATTAAAGAACCAATATCCATTGTCTTTGCAGCAGCAGCCACATTTACTGTGTCTTTGAGATTCTCAAGGTTTACATCCTCCATGCGAGCCTCACGCCCAGCAGTCTGTGAACCTCTGCCAATTGTTTGAGATTCCTTCTTTTTTGCTTCTGCAAAGATAGTAGAAGCAAACTCACGATAAGCCCTCTCGCTTGGGAAAATCTCTTTTAGACGCTCTCTAGTTGCGTCTTCTTTCCACATATTGAGCAAACGAGTCTGACCTGACTGTGTACCAGCTAAATCACGCAAACCTTCATAAGCACCAACTCGGAATGATTCAAGTTCAGAATCACTCATATCTTTAACAAGAGTGCGAATAGTGGAAGCTGGTTTGTTGATTACTGTGCGTCCAAGTTCAGCAGCACTAATCAATGCGCTTGGGCCTGCATACGCATTTCGTGCGCTTTTATACAAAGATTGGCCAGTCTCACCATCTGTTGTCATGTCATCAAGACGCTTTAAAAAGTCTTGCTTTAACTTTACAACTGAACGACCAAACTCGTTAATTTCACCTCTATCATTTAATGCAGCTTTGCTACCAATAATGTCATCAAGGCCACGCTTTACTTTATCTAAGTCAGGCATTGATACATCAGTAGCATTTTTTACATCTTTCAATGTAAACGGCTCACGCAAACCAGTCGAGATTTTTTCAGCACGAGCAAACGCACCTAGCTTTTTAGAAGCATCAAGAATCTGTTTCAAGTCATCATCAAGAGAGATTGTTACTGTCTTTAATTGCTCGTACAAAGGAGTAGCTTCTACATCACGCTTTGTAATTAGTGATTCAACAGAGTCAGCCAATCGTGCGCCACTTGGTGACAGTTGCGCTTGTGCTGCATCTGCAATTCTTCCACCACGCTGCGCTTGACGATTACGAATGAATTGCTCTGTGTAGTTCTTGGTACGGCCTGGCAACGTAGCCATCGTATCCAATAAATCACGAGTGTTATACCCAGATGATTCAGCCAAAATAGCATCATCACCTAGCTTTGCCATACGAGCAGCAACTTGGTCTGTCGTAGCACCATCACGCAACATTGCTTGCGCCACACGCCTACGAGCCAAGTCAACAGATGATGTTCCAAAGTAATCACGAACTGACTCTGGGACTATACGCTGTGCTTGACTTGAAATAGCTTGTTTAACAGGGCGAACAACCTTCATGCCTAGTTCAGTACCAGCACCAAGGACAGCACTTGTAGCACCTGTTTTGGCAGCTTCTTCTGGTACATTCTCCAACTCTTTAGCCTCACCTGCACCACCAACAATGCCAAAGCCTAGACCAGATGCAGCAGAACGCAGAACAGGGCCAACATTCGGGGCAATGTTTCGTCCAATGTTCAACATACCCAATGGCAACGAGGCAACACCTTGTGCTACTGCGCTACCAATTGGCTGTTCTTCTTTGTAGCTTTCAACACCAGAACGATAAACATCTCGTGCTTGCTGATATCCCTTAGATGGAGATTCTCCACGAACCAAAGCAGCACCACCACCGACAAGACCTGCTAGTTCGTCAGCAAAACCAAGGGTAGGCCCTTGCAGAGCGGTCATTCCAAGACGAGTGCCTTTTGATAACTCTTTACCAGTTGTTTCGGCTTGGGTTGCTTGTAAAGATGATGGTAGTTCTTTGCCGTTAGCTAAATATGCGGCACGAATTTCTGCAACACTAAATCCAGCATCCAATGCTTCTTGAACTTTTTGATTCTCATCCATTACTGACCTCCTCTTGGGCGGTCAAAGCCCAAAATTGATTCTAGGCTTTTAGGTTTTTTTACAGATTCATATGGATTGACAATTAAGTCATCAGTACCACCAAGACCTCGATTGATTTTGCGATAAGTGTTCAAAGAAGGCTCAATCATACGGCTACGCTCATCGACAACATCGTCAATAAGTTTCTTCATATTTTCTCGTTCTTTGGGGGTTAAACTTCCACCAGTTGTAAATTTTTGCGCTGCTTTTTTAATGACTTCTGGAATAGAAGGTACACCAATAACAGTAGACACGTCACCAGCTTGAACAGCGCCAGCAGGGTCATAAACTTTTGCCACATTGTAAATTAGTGCGCCATCAGCATTAGCATTGCCTTTTTTGGCTTGCTCATATGCCTTGTAAAACCCTTGCGCCCTCATTGCAGTTTCTGTTGCGCCAGAGTCTTTTAGCGCACCTTCCCATTGATTTAATGTTTTGAGTTTTTGCGCTTCAACAGCAGTTGGGTCATTGATGTTTAATTGTGGTTGTTCTGCTTTACGCTGTGTTGACGCTTCAATGCGAATTTTGTCAATCGCATTAGGAATTGAACGCAACTTATTTACATCATCTGTTCCATAGAACATCAAAGCAGCATTAGCTTCTTTTCCTGTTAGCTTTGCAACTTTAGGTGCACCAGCAGCAACTTCCTTGACTTCACCAGTCATTAGGTCACGCTGATATTGCTTTTCGCCTTCGCCCAGTTTAAAGGTTTCACCAGCCATTGCCTTCTGAGCAGCAACCAACTCAGCCAAAGTCTTGCGTCCTTCTGCTGTTCCCATCAATTGAGGAACGGCTCGTTGCAAATCAAAGCTAGGTGCAGTCATACCTTCACCTACTCGGTTACCCATCATGTCTTCGCCATAAATCTCTTGTGGCTTAGTGATAGCACCTTGGATAACGCCTTGAATTCTCTGTTGTTCAGCCAATGCTTGTTGCTCTAACTGACGCTTGCGAATCATGTCAGCCAACTGAACATTCTGCAATTGACCTTGCAATGTCTCTTGCATACCACCACGATATGCCTTCTGACCTGCTTGCAAGCCTTCAGCAATAGAAGCACCTGTATTGCCACCTTGGAACAATCGTCCTGCTAGAGCATACAAGGCTTGTGCTTGTGCATCGTCACGATTACGCTGAATGTCAGCAGGTGACATACCAAGCAAACCCATTGTGTCTGCGCCACTTGTACCAAAAATGTCTAATAGTCCAGCCATGATTAGATAATCCCATACTGAGCTAAAGTAGCGTTAGATGCAGCACCTAAACCACCAGCATCTACAAAGTTACTAGGAGTTGAACCCCAATTGCTTAACCAATTCCCGATGTTTGGAGAGCCAAGATTTTTGTATAAACCACCTAGTGTCGCTGCTGTACCTAAAACATTCTGCAATGTAGATGTATCTGCTGCACCGCTAGTAGTGGATGAAGCTACTCGTCCTAATGGGTTGCCATAAACAAGCGACATATAGTTCTGCAAGTTCTGTTGTGGTTGGTTTTGCAAGAAGTTGAAACGCTGAATGTCAGCACCCAACTGTTGACCTGTATAACCTTCACGAATCTGACCAGCTTGCAATAGATTCTGAATGTCTTGGTAATCAGTAGCAGCCATTTGAGGAGCCATGCCAGTAGCTTGTTGCTGACGCTGACGCTCTGCTTCATAGTTCTGATAAGCCAACTGACCTGCTGTGTTGGTCAATGCTTGTGCATATTGACCTGCCGCACGATTCTCTAAGTTGCCCATAGCACCAGACCCATAACGACCTGCCAAACTAGCTTTAGAACCAATGTCGCCTAGAGTCTGTTGAAACTGAGTCTGAGCAGCTTGTGCTGCTGGCGCAAATGCACCTTGGAAGAATGGATTTCCACCAAGATAAGCACCACCGATAGTGCCTTGCAATTGTTGCTGTGCAGCACCAGTCAGAGGATTTCCAGCCAATGCACGAGTCTCCAAAGCCTGAAGACCTGCCTGAGTCGTTTGTGATGGTGCTACAAAGGTTTCGCCTGTGTAGTATTGTGGGCCTCCACCTTGGTAAAGACCTGCTGCCTGTTGCAAACCATATGTAAGATATGGTGCAATTTCTGGTGCAATTGTTTGTGTGGTAGTAGTCGCCATGTTTTACTCCTAGAGTTTCGGATTCCATAGCGGGTCATCCACGGAATCCATTATACATAAATTGTGAAAATCAACCAATAACTGCATACGCAAATAGCATTTCAGCCATATGATTGCCATGAGTTATTGTCGCTGTCCCTTGCCCTCTGAAAGAAACATACATATGACCATGTGCCAACTCATCTGCACCATTGTCATTTAATGGCATAAACAATATGACGCTACTCGGGCCTATTCTTCTATCAGTCATAGTAGTGCTTGTTGCACCTTGATTAAGACTGATTTCTCCTGTGTTATTGGTCTTGCCATCCATGATGCCACGAACCACCTCTGCAACGGCTCGTTGGTCACCACCGAAAGCAGGTAGGCTTCTAAACATCAACGAACCCCTTGACCAACAACATCAACATCCACAGCCACAGCGTTTTTCCAGTCTGCACCAGTAGGTGTAAGCTGAATACGATGGTAACGCCCTGCGCTACGCAAAGAAACCCTGTTCTCAGAGTCTGCTGCTACTGGTGTTCCATAGTTCACACTTTGGCTTAACAAAGCACGAGAAGCTACAGCAACAGTTGCTGAACCATTGTCAACTTGTGGACGAGCCAATGTCACCACAGATGGCCCACCCAAATCAATATCTCCAGTTGAGATTTGACCTGTCAAACTCGCACCTGTGTATGTGTAAACCTTTGCGCCTAGCGTACCACCAAGGTAGTATTTACCACCAACATACAAACGAGAGTCAAGGCTTGTTGTCAATGCGTCAATAGAACCATTGATGCTATCCAATTGCTCTAAAGTTACAGTCGCAGAAGACGCTTCAGACAAGTAATCTGTACCTGCATCTGCATATGTCCACTTCTTAGTTGCAAAGTTGTAAATAATCAGTTTACGATTTCCATCGATAGCAACATAGTTCCATATAACCAACTTGCGCACAGGGTCAACAGCAGCAGACATAGAACCATAATCAGATTCTGAAGCGTCCTCAATAAAGAATCGGTCAACCTTCTCACTTCCAATTGGTTGAATCGTTTGACCATCGCATAAATAGAAACCATCGTCAGATAAGAAGAATGTGATGCCTTGGTACTGAGCAATTGAGCCAGCAACCATACATCCCTTGTTACGAGAGATATTGTCAAACTGGAAAATAAATGGTGTACCAACATATGTCATTCGGCTAATGGCTCTCTCCAAGAAAACCAAGCCAAACTCACCACCACGAATACCTACAATTTGTCCACCATCAGGAATATCTTGATAGTCAGACTGAGTGTTTACATCCTCTGTCCAGTCTGTTTCATCATTGATGGCAGACCAGCGAACACGATATTGTTGTTGAGCAGCACTCTCATAAGTATTAGCCACAACTACAAAGTCACGCACAACAGTAATGTATTTAGCAATAGGTGCAGTAGCACTCAAATTAGCAAATGAAGTAGATGAGCCTAATGTCCATCCCTGTAAAACATCAGCGTTGTTAGTTGTAATTACTCGCTTACCAAATTGAGTAAAACGAACCTTGTCAGTAATACCTGTAGTCATGCCTGACTTAACAAGAGTCAATGCGCCAACACCATCAACTGTATAAATCTTAGTGTTGCCAGATGTAAACAACTGAGTTGTGGAGTCTGGATTCTTAGCAGCGTACAAAGAAACTAAGTCTTCGGCAGCAGTACCAGAAAAGGCTACAGCACTAGGGAAAGGGCCATACCCAATAGCCTGAGAAACGACATTCTTAGCGTCTGTTAACGCACCAGAAATACCAGACTGGTCAGGCATCCATTCGCCAAGAGTGATTCGTTGTGTAGGCATATCAGATATATGTTGTTTGCATTGCCAAAGGAACGCCAGAGAATTGACCCTTCTCATCAGAACGAGTCAACGAATTCATAGCCCTGTCAAACATAGTTCCCCATGTGTTGATTCGAGCATCATTCATCAAGTAAGGCTCTGCTTCTAGCAAAGACGCATACAGAAGCAAATCAGGACACACAGTCATGAATGTATTACTTGTGTTTGAATCACTCAAATAAGGAGGCGCAGCAGAGTAAATCAATGTCAATGTGTAGGCAGTATCAGGTACTGGTGCTAACTTAAATGTAGAAGCTAGGACTGTGTAGTCCAATGGCTTTCCTACATCTGTTGTTCGTGAGTTACGAGAGAACAAAGATGGTGATTGGTAGTTCAATGGCATCACAGGATTGACATTGACGACAAAATCTTTTACTTCCAAGAAGTCACTAGGAATACTAACTGTCGCTGTTCCTGATGTGCAGGTAAGCGTAGTTGAATTCAACATCTGGCGAATACGCAAGTCTCTACGCAAGCGAATCTCTGCCAAACGAATAAAGTCTGGGATTTGAGTTGTTAGGTCTGAACGAGCCAAATATCCTGCGATAGTTGTCT